CTGGTTTAGTTCCTTCTGACATTTTTACAAATGAACAGGGTATTGGGTATAGTCCTATAGGTTGGCAATCTAGAACATGGAATCAAATGTTAATGAGACTTATACCTGAATTAAAACACGGTGGAGCTTTAGTAGCAGTAAATCAGACTAGAGGAACTATGGGTAATGTACAACTTATGGATACAATGCCGGGTGGAGAAGGTCAAAAATATTTCACTCATTGTTGTATGCATTTTACTAGAGGTTCTTGGATATTAAAACAAGGTGCGAATAAACCTGCAAAGATGAGTGATAGGATAGGTTTTGAAATTAATGTTAGACTACTAAAAGATAAGTTTGGTGGAGAGAAATTTGAAGAAGCTATCGTACCATTTAAACATAAGGGTGGTATAGATATAGTAGAAACATATATTCGTATGGCATTAGAAGAAAACTTAATTAAACAGAGTGGTGCGTGGTATTACTATAAAGATGGAAAATTTCAAGGTATAGCTAAAGTAGTAGATTGGTTTAAAGAGAATCCTGATGTATATAAGGAGTTAGTGAATGACACGGAAAAGTCATACATTACAGGAAAATCTGATAGCTAAAGTACTTGATGAAACAGGGCTTAGATATGCTAGGCAAACACCTGTAGGTAAATACTTACCTGACTTCATAGTAACAGAAATAAATGTTATAATAGAAGCAGATGGTCCATTTGGACACTTTGCTAAAAGAGATGCAGTTAGAGATGAGTATTTAAAAGAAGCGGGATATGAAATATGGCATATCACAGAAAAAACATATAAAGATATAAAGGAAAGATTATGGCAGGAATTAAAGCTATAAATAAAAAGAACCCTAGTAAGGGTGGTAAAAGAACTAAAAATCAAGATAGATGGTTGTTAAAATCTATTGATAATGTATTAGGTAGGAAAAACAGTCCTCCAACTAAAGGTAAATTTTATCCTTCTGTATTTGGTAATCCTTGCGATAAGTATCTTTATCTTGCATATAATGGATTATTAGATTGGGATATTATACAACCTAGAGTACAAAGAATATTTGATCATGGTGGAACTTTTGAAGGTCGCATGAAAAAATATTTAGAAAAAGCTAATCTTTATATTGATGATGAAGTTACTGTAAAATATGATGATCCTCCAATTTCAGGTAGAATTGATTTTATTATTACACACGAAAAACATGAAGAAGCTTTATTAGAATTAAAAACTATTAAAAATGAAGATTTTAAAGAACTGAAAGAAACTCCAAAACATGAACATTTAATTCAATTACAGATTTATCTTAATATAACTGATCGTAATTATGGAGTAGTTTTATATGAAAATAAAAATGACCAAAATTTAAAAGCATTTAAAGTTGACAGAGATAAAAAAGTGTGGGAAGATGTTCTTAATAGATGTGAAAAAATAATGGAGATGACTACAGAACCTGACCAATGTACAGGTATGTGGTATTGTAAATGTAAAAACAGGAGGTAATAATGGAAAAAAGATGGGGTTATGAAAATGCAATAGAGTTTGCAAAGAAAGAAAGAGATTCTATACCTAATGTTCCTTGGGTTGAATTTCACCAAAATGCAGCAGATAGTCTAGATTTTGCTGATGTTATAGGGGCGACTAATAAAGAATTAGAAGAATACTTATCTAGATATGGTGGGACTAAAGCTATACTAGAACAAGTAGTAGCGAGTCATGAAATGAAACTAGGAGCAATGCAAGCTCAGTTTGATGAAGAATATAACGCAGCATTTGCAAAACTTATGCAAGAAATATCAGGTAAGAAACCAACTAGAGATGAAGCTAGAGGATTAATTATGTCTTCTAATAAAAATTTGATAGAATTATTTAAACGTAAGACTGAAATGGAAGCCGCAAAGAAGTATGAAGAAGGTAGATTGAAACTATATACTCAATGTTGGGTTACTATTTCTAGAATTGTAGCCCTTAGGACTAAAGGAATTGAGTAAACTTTAGTATAATATATTAGGAGGAATTTTTTATGTTAGGAAAATTGAGACCTCAGATATTTCTTGCCATTGTAGTACTCGGTGTTATGAGTGCCTTAGGTGTATACTACGGACATATTGAAATAGCTACAGGATGTACGGGGGGTATAATAGCATTAGGCATGAAAGTATTAGAAAACGAATAAAGATTATTATAGGAAGTATATTATGATAAAAGAAAAAATAATGCAATATATAAGTAAATGGAGACAGAGAAGTTATGAGAAAAGTGATAATAAAATCAGTGCTTAAAAGCTTACCAGTTGCTGGTTCTTTAGCAGTGGGAGCTGGTTTAACATTAGCACTTATGAATAGAGAAAAATTAGAGAATAAAATATTTGATAAATTAACAGCTCGTCAAATATTTAAAGAAAACATCCCTTTATAATAAAGAATGAAATATTTAGGACTAGATACATCTAGTAAAGCAATTCATTGTGTTATATTGGATGAAAATGGGGACTTAATAGAATCATATAAAGCCACTTGTAATACTAAAGATTCTTTTAAAAAACGATTCCCTCCTTTAATTCATGAATTTGCACGAATTGTAATAGATGAAATTGATTTTGAAACCGTAGATTACGCTGTAATAGAAGAACCTATTTTTGCACAAAATAGAAATGTAGTGCGTACTTTATCGGAAGTAGTTGGAGCAGTATGGACAATAATGTGTATGAGTGAAATTCCAACTACTATAGTAGATAATGGAACTTGGAAAAAAAATATAATTGGTAATGGAAAATCTACAAAAGATGATATAATGAGTTATGCACAAGAAAAGTGGGGAGATAAATTCCCCGAACAAGATTATGCAGATGCAGCTTGTATCGCACTGTATGGAGTAAAGGAGAATAATAATGGGAATTCCTAAAGGATATAAAAAAGCAAATGATAAACCAACTTTTGCTTTTTATGACAAACCAAAAGCTAAAGATATTAAAATAGAAGATAAATTACCTGAAGGTATGACAGCCGAAGAATTTAAAGAGAAGTATGGTAAAGTTGTTTGGTGTAATTATTATAAATGTTTACATAACGTACAACCTAAAGGAGCGAAACGAACTATAGCTACTTTATTAGAAAATCCTAACTATAAACCTCTAGGAACTAAAGATGCTATGATTCAAGGTGTATGCACAAAATCGGAAATAGGCATTAAATTTAAAGAAATAAAAACATCTGGTGGAGTAAAACATAAAGTACCACAATGTTTTAATGCTGCAGATAATAAAAATAAACATAATATGGACTTTAGTAAATTATTACAATCAGATGGTAGTCCATTCGGAGGAAGCATTGAATCAGGAAACGCTGATACAGGATGGTCTAATGCTATGTACACGTAATGCCTAAGAAATTTCCAAAAGTTATAAAAGAACGAGCATTTAAATTATATCTTTCTGATGATTATTCTGCTAGAGAAATAGCTCAACAAATTTCTGCCGAACATAGAACTGTAGTTAATGAGCAGACTATTTATGCATGGGTTAGACAAGATGATTGGAAAATTAAAAGAGCAGAAGTGCAAACTAAAGCAATTGAAAAAGTTCAAGAAAGTGAATCTTCAAAACTTGCAAAAATGCAAGATGAACATCAATCACTTTATAAAAGTATTAGAAATAAAGCTGGATCAGAATTACAATTATTAGATTTTGAAAGAGCTTTTGATGCAGTTAAAGCTTTGGATATAGGAATACAAGGAGAAAGACAAGTAGCAGAAGGTTTAATTAACATTCAATTTATACAAGATGTTGTTAATATTTTGGTGGATGAAATTGATGATGAAAAATTAATTAAAAAAATTGCTACTAAATTAAAAGTTTTAATGGCATCAAAAGAAAATGCGTGATGAATTAACTACATATGAAAAGGCATTTGAATTACTCGCAGAGAAATTAGAAAAGAGTAATAAATTTGCTATAGGAAGTTTCTGGGAATTTGTTAGAGATATCTGGTCAGAAGGGTTTGAACACCCTGAGTATTTTAAAGCTTGGCATGTAGGAAAATTATGTGAAGAAGTTGAAGAATGTATTGAAAATAAATTAAATTATCTCGCTATATTACCTAGGGCACATTTCAAATCTACAATATTAGGGCACGCCTTTAGTATTTGGAGAAGTTTAAAAGTACAAGGTAATGCTAATATTTTATATTTGTCTTATAGTGATACTATGGCTAAGTATCATATATCTGAAATTAATAAAGAAGTTAATCGTAATCCTATATTAAAGGAAATGATGACTAATAGAGCTCCTAAAGCTGATTTTACTTTTAGATATGACACAGGAAACGGTGGTAGTGCAGAGATATTACATGGGGGATTATTTTCTTTCAAAAGAGGTATGCACGTTAATGGGGCATTAATTGCTGATGACATATTGAAAGACCCTGAAAGTCCTTTAGCAATAGGACAAATGGCTAAAATTGAAGACCATTTTCTTACAGAGTCTCTATTCATACCTAATCGAGATGTACCAGTAGTAGTTGTGGGAACACCTATGATGCCCGGAGATTTACTGACAGTACTAGAGAGAGATGAAAGATTCGTATCTAGAAAACTTCCTGCTCTTGATCCCGAACCGGGTAGAAGAGTATTGATGCCAGAATTATATAGTGAACAATGGTTACTAGAACAACAAAAAGCTAAACCTAAATCATTTGCATCAGAGTTTTTGTTACAACCTCATTTTAATACAGAAGCATATTTCGGTACTGAAGATATTGAGAAGTGTGAGGATGATAATTTAAGATCTTTACCTACAACTTTAAAACATAATTTTGAAGATGATGAAGATATCTTTGCAGGGTTTGACGTAGGTAAAAAAAGACACCCATCTCATTTAGTAGTATTCAAAAGAAAAGGTGAACGTATAGAACAGATTCATCAATCATGGTTAGATGGTTGGGATTATTCAGATCAAATAGTATATTTAAATGAAGCTGCTGAAAATTTCGGACTTACAAAAGGTTACATAGATAATACAAGAGGTGAGTTAGAGGATAGAGGATTAGCTAGAGCTTGGTATCCTTTAGCATTTAGTTTAAGGTCTAAAAATAATATGGCACATATATTTGAAGAATACATTCATTCAGGTAATTTATTTTTAATAAGAGATCATAGACAAAGACAACAAATTCTTTCTGTAAATAATGAATTAAAAGCTCCTGAGACCCCTATGGGTCATGGGGATGCTTTCTTTTCTATTGCTATGGCATTACAAGCTGCATATGAAACAGGTATTTATAACATGCAAACTATAGGTGATTTACAAGATTTCGTATCAGATGTAGAACCTTCATTAAAATATCAAAATTTAGATAAAAATAAACCAGAAAAGCTACTTGATTTTGATAAAAAAGTGTATAATGATAACAGCATAGATTTACAAGCACCCAATCCTTCGTGCACGGAAGATGTTTGTGGTCCCTCATTATGGGTGCCCGCTAGAGGTTTATGTTTATACTGCAATTATCGAAGATCATAGAGGAGGTTTATTTTGGTCACATTATCACAACAAGCAGAAACAGTAGCATCAAAAAGATATTATTTAAAGGACGAGTCAGGAGAACCAGAAGAAACTGTAAGGGGTTTATTTCAAAGAGTTGCAGAAGCCATCGCTTTATCTGAAATACAGTATGGAAAATCTAATGCTGATACGGATTTAACACAAAAAGAATTTTATGATATGTTATCTAATCTTGATTTTGTTCCTAATTCTCCTACGTTAATGAACGCTGGAACTGAACAAGGAACTTTGTCTGCATGTTTTGTGCTACCTTTAGAAGATAGTATGGAAGATATAATGAAGACTGCACATGATATTGCTATGGTTCAAAAATTTGGAGGGGGCACAGGATTTGCATTATCTAAATTACGACCAAGAGGAGACCACATTAAAACTACACATGGTATAGCTTGTGGTCCAATTCAAGTATTACAAACTTTATCAAGAGTCTCTTCTATGATTACTCAAGGCGGAAAAAGAGATGGAGCCAATATGGCAGTTATGTCTATTGATCATCCAGACATTCTTGAGTTTATTAATTGTAAAAAAGTAGAAGGAGATATACATAACTTTAATATATCAGTTGGTGTAAGTTCTAATTTTATGAAAGCAGTAGAATCTGATAGTGAATATCCCTTGATTAATCCACATACTAATAAAATCGTTGGTTATTTAAATGCTAGAGAAGTATTTTCTAAAATAATTTATGGGGCATGGAGGAATGGTGAACCGGGAATAATATTTTTAGATAATATAAATAAAGATAATCATGTTAAATCACAATATGGAGAGATGATTGCGACCAATCCATGTGGTGAACAACCATTGTTAGCGAATGAATCATGTAATTTAGGGTCAATTAATTTAGCTAATTTTGTAGATGTTAAACAAATAAAACCTTATATTAAATGGGAAGACCTTAAAACCACAATTAAATTAGCTACAAGATTTTTAGACAACGTAATTGATGCTAATTATTATGCAACTTCTGATATAGAAAAAATGACTAAATCAACTAGAAAAATTGGTTTAGGTGTCATGGGATTTGCTGATATGCTTACACAACTTAGAGTTCCCTATGATTCTAAAGAAGGTAGAATAATTGGAAATGATGTAATGAAATTTATTAGAACTCATGCGGATGAAACTTCTAAAGAATTAGCTGAAGAAAGAGGTGTTTTTCCTGCATGGCATGAAAGTGACTATTCTGAGGATGCAAAATATAGGAATGCATGTAGACTAACTGTTGCTCCAACGGGAACTATATCTATGTTTGCAGATACATCTAGTGGTATTGAACCCTTATTTTCGTTGGCATATAGAAAAATGAATATATTAGAAGGGGAAACTCTTTTTTATGTAAATAAATATTTTGAACAAGATGCTAAAGAATTAAATTTTTATTCAGAAGATTTAATGGAACATTTATCAAATGGTGGTTTATTAAAAGATAGAGGTGAAATTCCAGAAGATATAAAAGAACTTTATAAAACTTCTCCTGAAATATCTCCTGAATCTCATGTTGGAATGCAAGCAGCTTTTCAGGAATATTGTGATTCAGGTATTTCTAAGACGATAAATTTTGCAAATGATGCTACAATAGAAGATGTGCATACAGCTTATATTGATGCATGGAAGTCTGGATGTAAGGGTATAACTGTATATAGAGCTGGTAGTAGGGATAAAGAAGTGTTAGTTACAGCACATAAAACTGAAAATAATGAACAACTTAATTTTTTTGATGAAATAGAAACACCAATTAGTGATGAATATTTCTTTGCTGAATGTTGTGATTCACCTAGAATTGCAATGGAATCAGGATGTAGAACATGTAAATCTTGTGGTTGGAGTGCTTGTTATATAGCATAGTTCTCAGTTTTATAAAAAAATAGTATAATAATAGTAGGAGAAAAGATATGCCTATAGGAAATATGTTAAGAGATAGACAAGAACAGTATGTTGCCCAAAAGGACACTGCTGGAACTTGGAGAATTCTTGATACTTGGCACAAAGATTTGACTAAACTAAACCCGGAAGATGAAGTAGATGACTCAAGTGAGGCAGTTACTATTATATCAGAAGGGGGATTTCTAGCTTTAGTTAGAGAAGCAACTAGATTAGGAGTATTACAAAATGCGGCTATGATGGAGAATGAAGCTTTGGCTGATCAAGTAGTAGAATTAAAAGAAGAAAACGATAGATTACGAATACAAAATGAAAATACCCCTGCAACAATACATGAAGATAAAGCAGGATTAAAACAACATGCAATAAACACGATAGCTAAAATAGTGGCTATAGATAGTGTTGAAGTAACCAAGGAATAGCATATATGAAATTAGGAGATTATCTTCCAGAAGTTCCTGAAATGGCTAAAACAATGGGTCAATTAGGCTCTCAGATAGATATATTCAATGATTTAATGTTGAATAAAGCTGCAGGAGATACTGGTAGTGGACCTACATTTGGTGTCGATTACATAGTAAACACTTATGTAAGAAACCAACTCGCATATAGAAAACAATTAATTCAAGATTTACAAACTGTAGCGTATACTGCTGAAGAATTAAGAGCTCCAATTTTACATATAACAGGTGAAGTATTTAGAAGAGGTATCCAATTTGAACCTGTTGTAGAAAATCCTGATGAATCTCAATTAGATAGAGTCAAAGAGTTTATGGATGACTGTAATGTTTTTGATCAAGGTTTAGAAGAAGTATTACGACAATTTCATTGGGATTTAAATACTGTAGATGATGCATTTTTATACTTTGCAAAAGAATATTATGATGCAGGAGATAGTAAATTACGTTCTAGAGTAACTGAAATTAGAAGAATAAATCCTGCTCTTATAGAATTTGATTTAGATGAAACAGGATTACCTAAAAACTCACATTTCTTTTGTCCTTTACATAGAGAACAGATAAAAGAATCTCCAGAAGAATGCCCAGAAAAAAAGTGTGAACAACAATTACAACCTGCTATGTATAGATATTTATACAGAACAGAAGTACATTACTTTTTAGATAGTGAAATTGTACATTTATCTAAATTCAATCCAACTGAGACTTATGGTTGGTCACCTATTTTAACAATATTTGAAAAAGCTCTTACTTTAATCGGTATGGATAGAAACTTATATAGGTATTTCTTTGAAAGAAAAATGCCTGCATCTATGGTTATGGTAACTACAGATGATCCTGAAAGTTTAAAGAGAGAAAGAGAAGCCCTTGCAGCTAAAACAAGGTCAGATCCAAACTATATACCAATGATAGCTGTATCTTCTAGAACTAATAGAGGTAGAGTTGACATGGTAAGATTATTCCATACATTACAAGAAATGGATTACTTACCTGTAAGAGCTGAAATTAGAGAAAGAGTTTCTGCTATATGGGGTGTTGCCCCAATGTGGCAAGGAGCCCCAGATTCATTTGGTGGTTTAACACAACAAACAGCCCAATTAACTGTAATGGGTAGAGTTGTTGAAAGAGATCAACGCCAAATAATGGAAAAAATATTTCCAGCTGTTTTAGATAATTTTGGTGTAACAGATTGGAAATTAGTATTACCTAATCCTGAAGAAAAAGCAGAAGCGACTAGAATTGCTCAATCACAACAAAAAGCTGCTATTGCTCAACAAATGTTAAGTATGGGATTTGATGTAACACTTAAAGGTAATAAATTAGGAATTGATCAACTTGACTTTATAGTAACAGGTGAACCTGTTCCTACTGCTAAATTACAAGGAGAACAACAAGCACTTGCATTAGAACAAGCAGAACAACAAGCTGCTATGCAAGAAACAATGATGGAACAACAAGCAGCTCAAGAAGGGGGTGGTCAACCACCACAAGAAGGAGAAGCCCCAGAAGAGGGTGAAGAAGCCCCAAAGCGTGAAGGAGGTGCTCAAGAAGTACCTATTGAAAATGCAGTACCAGATACTCCCAGAGGATTAGAAAATATAGAATCTAAAAATATTAAAAATCCAAATTTAAAAAAATCAACTCCAACATCTACATGGATAGATAGTTTATCTACTCAAGGTTATGACTATCCTATTATTAAAGAAGTATCTGCAAATGGTCAGCAGATATGGTTTGCTAATAATGGAGAAGAATATGTAGGTAATCTTACAGGAACGGGTGTAGATAAAATTGAAAAGGCATACTTCGGTAATCCAGTATTTTCTGATGTAGGAGGGAAGAAACCACTTAGTGATGCTTACACAGCAGAAACAGGAGATGGTACATCAAAGCGTAAAGCAGTAGACGTATCAGAAGATGAGGATGACTAATGCCTAAATTTAATCCTAAAGATGCCTCGTATAAAAATGTACCTAAAACTGCTTCCCCTAAATCTCCAAACGAACCCGGTGAATACGAAGATCATTCCTATAATCATAGAGAAGTAAGACCTGATGGTGCGACAGTTTATTATTATGACAATGGTGTAAAAGCCATACATCATCCTAAAAAAACAGGAGCTACTTATCATCGTAGAGCAGCTGATCATCATAAAAAAGAAGCTGATAAAGCTGTGGATTCTAAAAAAAGTAAATCAGCTCTAGCACATTTAAAAGCTAGATTAGGTCATTTGTTAGCTGCAGACGATAAAGATTCTAAAGTAGAAAAGTTATATAAAGATTTTGGAGGAGCTGAGTCAGGAGCTAGTGATATTGTAGCAGTAGCATCTGATCCGGGTATATTTACTAACACTTATAGTGGTACTAATACTAAAAAGAATAAAAGTAAAAAGAATGAAGTAGAAGAAAATAAGAAAAATAAAAAGAAAGCTAGTGGTCCAGATAAATTAGATAAGTGGTTAAAAGATACTGAAGAAAAGACACTACATTTATTTGATCTTACTAAATCAGATCCTACCCCTAAATATGATAAGGGCAGAACAGGAGGATTAACTCCTGATCATAATGTAAAAACATCTTTAGAAGAAAGAGATATGGAATCATGGATGGAAGCTAGAGAAAAAAATGCAGAAGATAGAGCTTTCGGTCTTAAAAAAACTGCACAATTAAGTGATTATGTAGTAGATTTAATTAATGATGTGCGTAAAGAATTAGATGATGAAACTCAAGAAGAAGACGAAGACTCATGGCGTGATGAAATAGAGAATATTGATGAGATAGAGAAAATTATTCATGACTTTGAACAAAATCACGATAAACAATTAGACGTATTACATCATCTTGCAATAAAAGATTTTAAAGAAAATCCTTCTAAATGGGGTATTAATTTTAATGAATCAATGGAAAAAATGGAAACAGACTGGTCAAAAACCAAAAAAGATGATAAACTAATTAATATGCCTTTTTTAAATCATTATAAAAAATCTATAGAAGGTAGGAGGGAAAACCCTCCAATAGTAGAAAAACAGTATGGGACTAAAAGAAGCCCCAGACCAGACCCAAACGGGCATAGGAACCCACCTAATAGGAGGATTCCTAAAGATTAATATTAGCACAGGAGAGTATAATGACAACATTCGTCATACCAGAAGAAGCAAAAGAAGAGATAGTAAAAAGAAAAATGGCAGGAGCAACATGGAGTTCCCTTTCACGATGGGTAAAAGATAGATGGGGTATAGAAGTACACAGAACCACATTACAGAAATGGTATGATAGAGAAGTAGACCTTATAGATGAAGAACAATCATGTGACATGGAAGAAATGGAAGCAGATTTTTCTCCTGAAGTTCATGCAAAACTAGCAAAAAAAGTTGAAACTTACAAAGGTGAAGCTAGATATTGGAAGAAAGTTGCAGAAGCTTCTATCAAAAAAGAAGCTAAAGAAGATTTACTTATAGATTCAATTAAAAAATTCACTCCCTCTTATAAAGAAGTTAAAAAATATAAACATCGAAAACCCTCTGGAAAGATAAAAGGTAATAGTGTTCAGTCTATGATTGCCCCACTTACTGATACTCACGTTGGAGATAACGTAGAAGCTGATCAGATGATGGGTTTGAATGCTTATAACATAGATATATTTAATAGAAGATTATTTGGTTGGGCAAATCAATTAATTACTTTAGCAGAACTTAGACGTAATTCCGCAGAAGTTGGAGAGCTTGTAATTCCTATGTTAGGAGATATGATTAGTGGAGATATCCATGAAGAGCTTGCTAGAACCAATAATGATCATTGTATGGGACAAATGATACGAGGAGCTAATCTTATTGCTCAAGCATTAATGTTAATTGCCCCACATTTTGATAAAGTACGTGTACCTTGTGTAGTAGGTAACCATGGTCGTATGACTAGAAAACCTCCTATGAAAAACAAATATATGGATTGGGATTACATGTTATATCAATGGATATCTGTATTCTGTGCTGAACAGAAAAATATAGAATTCCATATTCCTAAATCATTTATGACTACAGTTAATGTATGTAACAGAGATATATTGCTAGCACATGGAGATTTCATCAATGGAGCTGGAAGTGGTACTGCAATCAATAGAGGTGTTAGTAACATGCGAAATGTTATGGCATTCCAAAAGGGATTGAAAGATGAAGTTATACAGCTACAGGATAATATTCTTGACGGAGTACCTGAACGATTTGAATCTGCATTGATAGGTCATTTTCATAGAATAGATGAAATAGATATTGGAACAGGAGCAGTTCACATCTGTGGTTGTATGAAAGGTGGAGATGAATTTGCTATGCAACGAGTCCAAGCTATCAATAAACCAAGACAACTAGTGCTATATTACCATCCAAAATATGGGGAAATCGGAAAAGAAATTATCTATTTAAATAGATATGATAATTCTAATAAACAATTTAACGATATATTACCTGACGTTTGGTCAAAAACTTTTAACTAATTAAGTTCAATTTAGTATAATAGAGTATGCATCCTATTGTACTACAACGATATAGACAAGCTGTGATAACTGCTATCCAAGCGACAGTTCAAGAGATATTTACTAAGTCTCAAGAAAATTGCCCAGTGGTTACTGGTAATTTAAGAAATTCAGGATCTATTACAAGTGCTAATCCAACAGAAGGAGATTATACAATCTCGTATAATATTAATGATTCTGCCCCTTATGTCCAATTAGTTGAAGAAGGTGGGTATGTTAACAGTTATAATAGGAGAAATCCAAGAACAGGAACTGTACATGCAGTACAAGGATATCCTGTTGAGGGAAGATTTTTTATAAAGCAAGCAATAGAAGATGTATTTAGTGGACAATATAATCTTTTAATAACTAACGCAAATATAGGTAGTCAAGGGTACTACGTTAATATATAGACAGAGGAGAGCAAAATGTCAGATTTAGAAGTATCACAATCTCAAGAATGGATCATCGCAAGACATTCTAGAATGGTGGGAAAAATATTAGATTTAGTTGAAGCATCTATACCAGAGGGAAAACAATGCGAAAAACTCAAAAAATTACTACAAGTTCCCTTATATGACTTTAGAAATGAGATGTTAAGGTTAGAAAACGGGGAAATTGATACTGATTTCGTTGAATAGTACCTATATTTTTTTATATTTATACTTAAATTAGTATAATAAAAGTGACTATAAAATTATAATGTTTTATACTTAATTGTAAAAAGGTCGGAGGTGGCTTAGACCAACCTTATTTAAGGTTAAACATAAGTAATTTTTTATAAATTAAACCTTAAACAAGGAGGCTATAAATGGCTGATGAAATTCTAAACAGGATTGAAAAGCACATGGAAGGTACGTCATTAGGTTTGGCGGCTCTTGCAGAAGTGCTTCAGAAAATGGATGGAAGGATGGACGCAGACGATGAGTATGCTATAGCAAAAGCTCAACAAGAAAATGAAGCTTTTAGGCACGCTAGCTTGGTAAAGAATATTGCTAAGTCAGTACTAATAGAACTCTCAGATCAAGGTATGGATGTAGACGGCGAAAAGGTGAAAACCGTAGGCGGTGGAGATCCAACCAAAGGAGCAACTGCTACACCTAATTATATAGGTGAATCAGATGATTCTTCTGAGTCTATAACCCCTTCAACTAAAATAGAAGACCAACAGGCTTCTATACAAGCAGAAGATAATGATGACGAAGAAGAAGATGAGGAAAAAGCTTACATGGGGAAACTCAATAAAGCAAATTATGACGAAAATGGGGATGAAGAAGACAGATTCCCTAAAGACGAAGAAGAAGAAAAAGCAATGAATGGTGAGGAAGAAGAAGACGAAGATGATGATGATGTACAGAAATTACAGAAACAATTAGTTTCATTACAGAAACAAATTGCATCTTTAGATATATCTAAGGCTGTAAAAGAAGAATCCGAGACAAGACTACGAAAAATGGGATTCAAGGAAGAGAATGGATTACAGAGACCACAGTTGACTAACGTATTTGGAGCTGATGAAACTCCAATTAAGAAAGCTCAGACTGTAAACGATGTAGTCGATCAATTAACAAACTTGTCTTACAAAGAACTACGCAAAATGCAAGAGTTCAAAAGACGAGGACAACTTGAAGGCTTGCCTGACGAAATAGCGAACCTTTAAACTTTTTATAAACCACGAATAATCGGGAGACAAAAATATGCCTTCATTAAGTGAATATATTGCTCAATCGAATAGGGGACTAAACCAGTCCGTATTCGGTCCTGAGTACCTTACAAAGGCGTTTAATGCTGCTAACACAGGAAATGCAGATGCGATCTATACGACCACATCAGCGGATAACGTGTTTACTTCTACTTTTGGTAGAAAAGTTTGGCAGTCATTAAACAACCAAACTCGATTTTTCAACGCAATCCCAAGAACTGTTTTCGGTAACACCGTTGGTTGGAGGGTAAGAACAGATAGAGGTACACAAAGGTCTCGACCTATTACAGAGACTGGTAGTCTACCAGACATCGATGTTTCTAACCTAGAAACAATCTCTAGCTTGCCTAAGATTGTCTCAACTTCATTCGGTGCTTCTGTGAAAGCTATGTACACTGCCCAATTAGAAGGTGGTGTTGGTGATGTTTTGGCGTTGGAAAACGAAAACGCACAACTTGATCATATCAAAGAAATGAACCAAGAATTGTTATTACCTAATACACTTGGTAATATCGCAGTTGGTTCAGGAGCA